GTAAAAAGCAGAGCAATCAAAATTGGAATGTGTTTTGTCGTTCCAGCTGTCATGAATGTAAAGATTTTGAAGAATGAGAAAAAATATTGATTTTTATCCTTCCGAGGCGATTGTCCACCAGTACATCAGTGATGTGCTGGATGGGACTATCCCCGCGTGCAAGTGGGTGAAATTGGCGTGTAAGCGGCATTTGAAAGACCTGGAAGGGATGGACTTCTATTACTTCGATCCCGCATCGGCTCAGCTGGTGATCAATTTCTTTGGTCTTTTGAAGCACAGCAAGGGTGAATGGGCTGGTACACCAATCCGGTTGGAGCCGTGGCAGCAGTTTTTCATCTGGGTGCTGTTCGGATGGAAGCGGAAAGATGATGACACGCGCCGGTTCAAGACCGCTTACATGGAAGTGAGCCGAAAGAATGGAAAAACGACCATCGCGGCGGGAATCGGGCTGTATCTGTTTATTGCAGACAAAGAACCCGGTGCGGAGGTGTACACGGCAGCCACAAAACGGGACCAGGCGAAGATCGCGCACTCTGAGGCGACCCGGATGGTGAAATCATCCCCTGCGCTGCGAAAACGGATCACGATTTTCAAGGACAACCTCCACATCGCGGAAACGGCCTCGAAGTTTGAGCCGCTTGGCAGAGACAGCGACAGCATGGATGGTTTGAATGTACATGGGGCCATCATTGACGAGCTGCACGCGCACAAGACCCCGGATGTGGTGGATGTACTTGATACCGCAACCGGATCGCGCCGGCAGCCGCTGACTTTCGAGATCACGACCGCGGGGGTGGACCGGCAATCGATTTGTTACCAGCACCACGAATATACCGAAAAGGTGCTGGAAGGCTCGGTGGTGGATGAATCGTGGTTTGGGCTGATCTTTACGCTCGATCCCGTGGACACGGAGACCAATGAATTTGATTGGGAGAATGAAAACGAGTGGATCAAGGCCAACCCAAACCTGGACGTTTCCAAGAAACGGGATGACTTACGCCGGAAAGCAGAAAAGGCAAAAGAAATGCCCGCTTCTTTGAACAGCTTTTTACGTAAAGAGTTGGATATCTGGACACAGGCGACTACCCGTTGGACAAACTGGTTCCACTGGGAGCAATGCGGTGGAAATGTGGACGTGAATGGACTGGCAGGCCGGACATGCTACGGCGGGTTGGACCTTTCCAGCACCACCGATATTTCCGCTTTTATCCTGGTATTCCCACCGGTGGTTGCAGATGATCATCATCAGGTTTTGTGCCGGTTCTTTATTCCGGAAGAAACGATGCACGAACGGAGCCACAGAGACCGAGTGCCGTATGAATCATGGGTAAGACAGGGCTATATCACCGCCACACCGGGGAATGTGATTGATTACGACTGGATCATCGCCCAGATCGACCAGGATATGACCCAGTTCGATCTCAAGGAAATTGCTTTTGACCGGTGGGGCGCTACGAAGATCCAAACCGAACTGATGGACCGCGGCGGGGATGATTTTATGATCCAGTTTGGGCAGGGTTTCGTTTCCATGAGCCCGCCAATGAAAGAACTTGAAAAATTGATCCTGTCTCACAAGATTGAACACGGGAATAACCCGGTATTGAACTGGATGGCCGGGAACCTGGTAAGCCGTGAGGATCCGGCAGGAAATATCAAACCGGATAAAGAAAAATCGATTGAAAAAATAGACGGCATGGTTGCTTTGATCATGGCGTTAGATCGGGCTACCCGTTTGGGCGGGCAGCAAGAATCGGTATACAGCAGCAGAGGAATCAGGACGCTATGAAATTTGACCGGAATGATGTTCTTTTCGCAACAGGAGCCTCAATACTGAGTATCGGCGCGGGAATGATCTACATTCCGGCGGGATTAATCACTGGCGGAATTTTATTAATTGCATTTGGATTTTTGGGTGCAATGGCAAAGGCAAGTAAATGAGCGAATCGGGAATCCTGACAAGTTTATTTGAGAAACGGTTTCACCCAGGTAAAAATCCCCCGGAAAACTGGTATCGGGGCATTGGGACGGATACCGCAACCGGGATTGACGTGACCCCGGACAACGCGCTGCAGGCGAACACGGTTTTCGCATGTGTTCGCGTGTTGTCTGAGTCTGTAGCTTCCCTTCCGTTCATTTTGTATGAGCGGGACGGAAAAGCGAAGAAGCGGGCAACGAACAAAGGTCTTTACTCTGTGCTGCATGATATCGCTAACCCGAAAATGACCAGCTTTGAATACCGTGAATTTTCAATGGCCTGTTTGACTCTGCGCGGGAACGCGATCAGTGAAATTGAGTGGACTGGAAACGGTGAGATCAAGTCGCTTACCCCGATCAATCCGAAATACATCTATGAAATCAAGGTCGTAAACGGCAAGCTTTACTACTTCATTCTTATGCCGGGGAAGATTGAAAACCAGGTTGTTTCTCAAGATCACATTATTCATATCCCTGGCTTTTCAACGCGAGGAAATTGGGGCTTATCCCCGATCCAGGAGGCGCGGCAGTCTATCGGATTGGCATTGGCTACAGAAGAGTTTGGGGCGCGGTTTTTTGGCAATGGTGCTTCTCCTGGGGGTGTTTTGCAGCATCCCGGCCAATTGAATGATCCTGCTTATGAGCGGATGAAAAAAGGTTGGAATGAAACACACCAGGGATTAAGTAATTCTCACAGAATCGCGATTCTTGAAGAAGGTACGACATACCAGCAGGTTGGAATCTCGCCAGAAGACGCGCAATTTTTAGAGACACGGAAATTTCAGGCCAACGAGATCGCAAAGATATTCCGGGTTCCCCCGCATATGGTTGGCGATCTAGAACACGCAACTTTTTCAAATATTGAGCAACAGTCATTGGAATTTGTGATCCATTCGCTGAGGCCGTGGCTGGTGCGGTGGGAGCAACGGGTTTTCAAAGATCTGCTGCAGCCCAGTGAACGCAAAAAGTATTTTGCCGAATTTCTGGTTGATGGATTGCTGCGCGGAGACATTAAATCCCGGTATGAAGCTTATTCCGTTGGGCGTCAAAGTGGTTTTTTGTCCGCAAACGACGTGCGAGAAAAAGAGAACATGAACCCGATTGACGGCGGGGATGAATACCTGACCCCGCTGAATATGATCCCGGTTGGTGAAGAAGGGGGCGCGCGGCAGATAGATGGACAAACGGAGAAGCGATACCAGATTCCTTTTGAAACACGGTCCGCAAAATCCGCAAGAGCCCGGCGGCGTTTGATGTTGAACCAGGTGAAAGTTTACCGGGATGTGTTTTCCAGGATGTTGAAGCGGCAAACCAAGCAGATCATCAACGGATCCAAAAAGCATTTCACCCAGAGATCTTTTTCTGACTTTTACAACTGGTTGGATGAATACCTGGAGCAGCTGCAGCCGGATATGGTTGAGGAAATGAGCGCAGCCGCGGAACTATACGCCGAAGAGATTGCCAGCGCAGCCGCGGAAGAGGTCGAACTGGAGGACGTTGACAAAGACTGGATCCAGCGGTTTATCCAGCGGTATCTGCGGGCTTTTGCTTCCCGGGATGTCGAAAAAGTACGGGCAAAAGTTGAAAAGATCGTTGATGAGGCCCGACAAAACGGCACTGATCCGGTTGAAGCACTGGAAACCGATTTTCAGGAATGGAATGAAGAGCGGGTAGACAGCCTGGCAAGCGATGAAGCTGTAAGAACTAATGGCGCGGTATCGGTTCAGACGTATGTGATGGCAGGCTATGCGTTTCTGGTGTGGCGGAATTACGGGAAGAGCTGCCCGTACTGCAAGAGCCTGGACGGGAAACGCGTTGGAATCAATGAGTGGTTTTTGAAAGCGGGGGAAGATTTTCAGCCTGAAGGCGCGGAAACCCCGATCAATCCAAATCGAAATGTGAAGCATCCCCCAGCGCATGGCGGATGTGACTGTTTGATCAGCGCAGGAGTGTAAGAAATGGAATTAGAACGCAGAGCTTTTGTACTTAAAGAGTTGAGGGCGGTGCAAGAGGATGACAAACCTACCAGGATCGAGGGATATGCCGCGGTATTCGACCAGTTGAGCGAACCGTTATACGGTTTCAGGGAAAAAATCCAAGTCGGGGCTTTCGCAGAGACGATCCAAACCGATGATATCCGGGCGCTGTTCAACCATGACCCAAATTATGTCCTGGGGCGGAATACTTCCGATACTTTGACTCTGGAAGAAGATGACCACGGGCTGAAAATCGCAATCACGCCTCCAGATACCCAATGGGCGCGGGACCTGATGGAAAGCATCAAGCGCGGGGATATTGACCAGATGTCATTTGGTTTCCAAACCATTACCGATAACTGGGCAATGGAAAACGAGGAAACAATCCGGACGCTGATCAAGGTGCGTTTGTTTGATGTTTCCCCGGTAACTTTCCCGGCGTACACACAGACCACCGTGAGCGCCAGGGACATTATGAAGTTGAGAACTGAGAAGGAGAACCAAGCTGATCCTGACTCAGATGAACCAGAAGAGGCCAGCGCGCAAAGCCGGCTGGATATTCTTCGGAAAAAACTTGATTTAGCCGAAATTGAATGAGGTGAAAAATGGCAACAGTTATTGAACTACGACAAGAGCGCGCCGGTCTGGTAAAGCAAGCCCGTGAGCTTGTGGATGCAGCCGATAAAGAAAAACGCGCACTCAGTGCTGAGGAAGAAACTCAGTATAACAAAATCATGGCGGATGTGGACGCCAAAAAGGCGGAAATCGACCGCCGCGAGAAACTGGAAGCCGTCGAGCTGGAAATGGCTGGCGATCCGGAAGCCGGGCGCAGTTTGAATCCCGATGACGATAAGGAAACCCGGATCCTGCTCCCGAGGGAGCGGAAGGAATACCGGGCAGCTTTCAACAGCTACCTGCGCGGCGGCGCGCAAGAGCTGAAGGCTGAAGAAATGCGCGCTTTGCAGGCGGACAACGACACCCTGGGCGGATACCTGCTGGCCCCGCTGCAAATGGTGACCGACCTGATCAAAGCGATTGACGACAGCGTGCATATCCGGCGCTTCGCCACTGTGCACAGCATCGCAGGCGCATCCGACGGGTTAGGCGCGCCCTCGCTGGACGCTGATCCGGCAGACTCCGACTGGACAACCGAACTGGCGATTGGCAGTGAGGATTCCGACATGGACTTTGGAAAGCGCGAGCTGCACCCGCACCCGCTGGCCAAGCTCTTGAAAGTTTCCCGCAAACTGATCCGCAAGGTTCCCAGCGCGGAAGGTTTAGTGCGCGACCGGCTGGCTTATAAGCTGGGCATCACCCAGGAAAAAGCCTATCTAACCGGGAGCGGCGCGGGGCGGCCTTTGGGCCTGTTCACCGCATCCGACAACGGGATCCCCACCAGCCGGGACATTGCTACCGACAACACCGCGACCGCTATGACCGCGGACGGCCTGATCAACGCGCTGTACGGCCTGAAGGAGGGCTACCAGCGGAACGCACGGTGGATGTTCCACCGCGACGGCGTGAAGATGATCCGCAAATTGAAGGACGGCGAAGGGCAATATCTCTGGGCTCCCGGAATCTCTCTTGGCCAGCCGGATACGATCCTGGCGAAACCGTTTTTGATGTCGGAGTACGTTCCGAACACCTTTACAACCGGAAAGTATGTGGGAATCGTGGGCGATTTCAGCTACTACTGGATCGCAGACGACTTGAACATGGAAATCCAGCGCCTGATCGAGCTTTATGCCGCGACCAACCAGATCGGCTTTGTTTGCCGGTATTCCGGAGACGGCATGCCGGTACTCGGTGAAGCGTTCGCGCGGGTCACCCTGGGATCGTAATCGGTTTTTTGAAAAATAAGGGCGGGTGTAATTCCCGCCCATCATGAGGTGAAAAAATGTTGAAAGATGTAAAAATCCAAGAGGTTTGCGCTCCTGTAGCAGCCGCAAACGACACCGATCAAAACTCCGACATCCTGGATATGCAGGGATGGGACGGGGTGATGTTCATTGTCCCGATCACCGACTGTGTGGCGTTGGGTGTGGCGAAGCTCCAGGTGGAGCAGAACACAGCCAACAGCGACACCGGCATGGCCGCGCTTTCCGGGGCTTATGCAACCGTGACCAGCGCAGAAAATGACGATGTCAACAACAAGCTGCTGATCGTCGATGTGTATAAACCACGTGAACGGTATCTGCAGGGTGTGTTGACTTCCACGACTCAAAACATCGCGTTCGGCAACATGATCGCGATCCAGTACCGCGGCAGCAAAATGCCGATCACCCAACCGGCCAGTGTATCGGATTCCGAATTTGTGGTGAGCCCGGCGGAAGCGTAATCGATCGTGCGTAACGGGTAATTGAAGCCGGGTCTTACGGCCCGGCTCTATCAAACTAACGAGGTAAAAACATGAGTTACGAAAATGCAAAAGTCCACATGGAGCAGGGCGGGGATCAGCAAACCGTTGAATCCGGTGGCGAAATCGAGGTAAAGAGCGGCGGTGTAGTTGATATTGAATCCGGTGGCTATCTCAAACTGGCCGGAACCGCTATTACTCCAACTGCAGCGGAAATCAATAAAGCTGCTGACAAGGACGCTCTGCAAACCCTGGTCGCAGACGGCGCAATCACCGTAAAAAACGGGGTGTGCAAAATCGCGAAAACAGTCGCGGGTGTTGTGGCTGCAACTCTGGCAAATCCCACTGACGTGACAGACGATTTTAAGCGGCTGCTGATCATCAGCAACCAGGCCCAGGCCAACACAGTGACCTGCACAGGCGGTTTTGGCAACGGTGGCACCGGTGAGGATGTAATTACCTTTTCCGGCGTGGTCGGGGATTGTGTTGAGTTGATGGCCTACGGCGGCAAGTGGTACATCGTTGGCGGCCACCAGTTCACAGTGGCATAGGAGTGAATCTGTGAAAAATGTCCGAATGGTAAAGCTTATGGCAGGCCCGGATGGCGTATTTCATCCCGGTCAAGTTGTCCTGGTGGATGACAAGACCGCGGATCAGCTGGTAAAGAGCCATTCCGCTGAAGTGGTAGCAGGCAAGTCCGTAAGCAAAAAATCGGAACGTGTTGAAGAGACTGCAACGCTTGAAGCACCTGAGCAAGCAGTCAAACCAGCACCAAAACGCAGACAGGTCGCGAAAAAATGAGGTAGGCAATGCCCCTGGTATTGAAAACAGCACCCGCGGTTGAACCGATTTTGCCGGCAGAAGCGAAGCTGCATTTGCGGATCGACGGCACGGAAGAAGATGCGTATATCTCCTCACTGATCACGGTGGCACGGAGTGACGTGGAAACGATCACCCGGCGGGCGTTGATCACACAGACCTGGGAACTGGTGATGGATGAATGGCCGGACAAAGACTGGTTTGAAATCCCGCTGCCGCCGCTGCAATCGGTGACGTCGATCACGTACAAGGACGCGGACGGAGATGAAAACACGTTCAGCACCGACAACTATGTTGTGGATACTGACAGCGAACCGGGGCGGGTGCGTCTGGTGGATACTGCTGACTGGCCTACGGATGATTTATACCCGCTTTCGGCCATCCGGGTGCTGTTTGTGGCGGGGTATGGTGACGCGGGTGATGACGTACCAGACCCGATCCGGCAGGCAATGTACCTGCTGATTGGACATTACTACGAAAACAGAGAGGCGGTGATCAACTCTACCGGGGCAAATATCCAGATTTTGCCGATGGGCGTTAGTAATCTGCTTCAGACATATCGAATGTTTGGCTTTTGAGGTGAATTATGGCAGCAAGTGAAATCACAGTACAAACCGTCAACCTGGCCGGACAAGCCGGAGAACTGGCAGCGGCCAACGCGGACGGGAACTATTTTCAAAATGACGGTCACACCTTTTTGGAGGTAGTGAACAGCGACGGGGCAGAAGATTACACCGTCACGATCGACGCTACCGGCGGATATAAAGGTGTGGACTTGAGCGATCCGGCGGTGGTTGTTGAGGCCAGCAGCCGGATGCTGATTGGACCGTTTCAGGTTGGTGCATTTGGCACACAGGTGAGCATCAGCTACACCGGCAGCGCACCGGCCACTGATCTGACAGTCGGCGTGTTCAAAGGCGTGTAAATAATGAATGCTGGTTGGTTGCGACATCGAATCACGATCCAGGAGGGCACTTCCACGCGGTCCGCGTCCGGTGCGGTGGTTGAGGGTTGGGTAACACATGTTGCCGCGTGGGCTTCGATTGAACCGCTGCGCGGGCAAGAGTACCTGGCGGCCAAAGCGCAGGAAGCCGCGGTGAGTGTGCGCATCCGGATGCGGTACCAGGCCGGGATCACCCAGGCTATGCGGGTGCTGTACGGGTCCAGGGTGTTTGAGATCGTGAGCGTGATCAACTACCTGGAGAAAAACAAAGAGCTGCAGCTGATGTGTAAGGAAATCCTGTAATGGCCACTTCAAAGCTGATCGGTGAAAAGGAACTGAATGAAAAACTCCAGAAGCTGGGCGTAAAGGCGCGGGCGTCTCTGCTGAGCGCAACGAAAGCCGGCGGGGACGTGATCCAGGAAGAAGCCAACCGGAACGCGCCGGGGCCGCATATTGTCATGGGGCATGAAAAAGCGCAGGACAGCCAGGCTGAAGTGGATATTGGGCCAGATGAAGAGCACTGGTTTTACCGGTTCTTTGAGTTTGGGGCCGGGGCGCATGAAATCAAAGCGAAAACGGCTGCCGCGCTGGCATTCCAGGGCAGATCCGGATTGGTGATTACCCAGGCGGTGCAGCATCCCGGTATGGCTGCGGTGCCGTTTCTGAGAAACGCAATGGACAGCAAGCGGGATGAAACTGTGGCCGGAATGGGTAAGGTTTTCCGGGCTGAAATTGACAGGCTGGTGGACTGATGGCCGGTGAAACGACGATTGAAAGCGCACTGTATACCCTGATCACCAGTGATTCGAGGGTGGCGGCATTGATCAGCGACCGGATTTACCCGCTGTTGGTGCCGGATAAGACGGCTTTCCCATCGGTGGCGTACCAGCAGATCAGCGAAGTGCCGATGAAAACGCACACCGGGCCGGATGATTTACGGCATGAGCGGTACCAGCTGACGATCCATGCGAGTGATTACGATACCGCGCGGGCGGTACGGCGGGCTTTGAGCAATTGCCTGGATGGCTATGTTGGCGATGTTGGATCGGTGAGCATCAAGGAAATACAGGTGCAAAACGAGTATGACGGATTTGACCTCGACAGTGATTTGAGCACTGTGAGGATGGATTTGATAGTTCATTTTGAGGAGTAGAAAATGCCTGAATTAGCGCATGGAATCATTTTACGGTTGGGCAATGGCGCGGAAACTGAAGTGTTCACCGCGGTCGCTCAGATCAAAGATGTCGCTGGGCCAAAAATCTCACGCGACACAAAAGAAAGCACCCACCACGATTCAACAGACGGCTGGAAAGAATTTTCACCCGGGTTGAAGGACGGCGGCGAGGTGACCTGGAAGGTCAACCTGATCAAAGCCACTATGGATAATATGCTGGCGGAGCTGGCAACGGATGAAGCCAGTAACTGGCAGATCATCTATCCATACACATCCAGCACCGGGAAGCGGAATGTGTGGAGTTTTTCCGGGATCCTGACCGGGTTGGAAGCGTCTGAAGATACGATCCTGGAATCTGATCTGACCGTCAAGGTTTCCGGAAAACCAACCTTCACTGAAATCACCTGGCCGGAGACATAAACCGATGCTGAATCGTGAGCAAATTTTAAAAGCGGATGACATCAAAACCGAAGAAGTACAGGTGCCGGAGTGGGGCGGTTCCGTTTTGGTGCGCGGGATGACAGGCGCGGAGCGGGACCGCTATGAAGCTGCTGTTGTTGAGCAAAACGGGAAGAACACAAAGGTCAACATGCGGAATGCCCGCGCCCGTTTGATGACAATGACGGTGGTGGATGAAAAAGGGAACAAGCTGTTCACCCAGGCCGACATTGAAACGCTTGGCCAGAAAAGCGCCGCGGCGCTGCAACGCGTGTTTGAAGTGGCCACCCGGCTGGCGGGAATCGGTGACGAGGATCTGGATGAACTCTCAAAAAACTCACTGCCCGGCCAGAGCGAAGATTCTATTTCCGATTAGCACTGGCCCTGGGCTGCACAGTAGCGGAACTGCTGGAGCGAATCAGCAGCCGGGAATTGTCGGAATGGCTGGCTTATTTTGAGCTGGAGCCGTTTGGCGAAGACCAGGATGAATGGCGGGCCGGGATGATCGCGTCCACGACTGCGAATTTGTTTTCTAAAAAGCAGTATAAACCGCAAGATTTCATGCGGAAGCAATACCAGGCTGAAAAGCCCGAACCGACAATGGAGCAAGTGGTGAACAAAATGGACCTGATCTTCGGCGCGATGAGCGGCGGAAAAAGGAAAAAGCGGTAATGGCAACACTGGCAAAGCTGGTGGTAAAGCTGGTTGGAGACGTATCCGAATTCACCTCGTCGATGGATTCAGCGCAAAAGAAGCTGACAACGATCGGGAAAGATACGGCTGCGGTTGGCGATAAGCTGACCAAGAACGTGAGCGCTCCGCTGCTGGCATTGGGCGGGATCGCGCTGAACGCCGCCTCGGATCTGGATGAAACCCGGAATAAGACCGCTGTGGTGTTTGGGGCGATGTCTGAAGATATTTTCGCGTTTGCGGATGATTCCGCTGTGGCGTATGGCATGAGCGAACAATCCGCGCTGGATTATGCCTCGACCTATGGCTCGTTGTTGAAAAATACCGGACTGGCGGAAGAACAAACCTCGGCCATGTCGCAAAGCCTGGTGCAGCTCACCTCAGATTATGCCAGTTTCCACAACCTGAAACCGGAAGAGGCATTTGAGAAGATCAAGGCTGGGCTGGTGGGCAGCTCTGAGCCCTTGCAAGCGCTTGGTAAGGATTTAAAAGTTTCCGCAGTGAACGCTTACGCGATGGCAAACGGCATCGGGGCGGCGGATGGCAGCATGACCAACGCAGAACTGGCGCTGGCCCGGTACGGAACCTTGATGTCCCAGTCCGGGGATGAAATAGGTGATTTTCAGAAAACATCGGATGGTCTGGCGAACTCAAGCCGGATTATGGGGGCGGAGTTTGGGAACCTGTCTGCTGAAATGGGAGAGCTTTTGATCCCGACGGCGGTTGAGTTTATGCAGGCGCTGCTGCCGATCCTGCACGGGTTGAACGCGATGCCGGATTCCACCAAGCAAAATATTGTGCAGGTGCTGGCTTTTGCAGCAGCAATGGGGCCGGTGCTGAGCGTGCTGGGCCGGTTGATCCAGTTCGGGGGATGGATAGCCGGGCTGTTTGGATCCGGAGGCGCGCTGGCCGGGGCATGGACGTGGATCACGGCAACAGCGGTTCCCGCGCTGGGCGGGTCTTTCAGCGCCATCGGCGGATTCCTGGCAGCAGTTAGTTTGCCGGTATGGGCATTGATTGCAGCTATTGGGGCGCTGGTGTTTGTGATTATCAAATTCGGCGCGGATGCCTGGGCAACCATCCAGACGATTGGCAGACTGATCCCGGCAACACTGCTGCTTCTACGGATCAAGATCGATACCTTTTTCCGGGAGATGGCGACAAAAATCAGGCAAAAGATTTCCGACTTCAAACAGATTGGGCGGGATATTATCCAGGGATTTATTGACGGGGTGAAGGCGAAAGTGCAAACCCTGAAAGATTCGATCCTGAACCCGATCAAAGACGTGTGGAATGAGATCACAAGTTTCTGGCAGATCGGTTCTCCATCGAAACTGGCGTATTCGTTGACCAAAAACATCATGCTGGGCGGAGAGGAAGGCGCTGAGGACTACGCTTCCAAGCCACAGCAGGCGATCAGCGGGGCGTTCGCAACCGCGATGCCGTCATTCGCTGGAGTTGGAGCATCCGGGGGCGCGCCGGTAGTGATTGAGTACAAACCGGTGCTGAGCATGGGCAACAAGGAAGAATTGATTGAAGCGTTGGTACCGGTTATCCGGGAAGTGTTGAGGCAGAAATGACGTTGGCGTGGACCGTAAACATCGACTGGGCGGATACCGGCTCGTATACCAATGAGGGCGGGTTGGTTTCTGGTATGTCGTGGAGCCGGGGCCGGAAGAACTTCATCAAAACGGACGGGTCCGGATTTGAAGAGATGCAGACCGGGAAGATGTACGTGACACTGTTCAACAAAAGCAACCGGTTCGACCCGTATAACAGCAGCTCCCCGATCTATCCGAATGTGGAACCGGGACATTTGGCGAAAGTCAGTTTGACAATTGATGGCGGATCCTCGATCCCAGTATTCGCGGGGGTGCTGGATGACATCAAATATGTGGATGAGTTGCATATCAAACTGGTGCTGGCTGATGGAATGTTTCTGCTGGATACCGATTTTTCTACCGCCATCCAGGAAGATAGCAACGTTGCCACAGCGATTGAAGCGATTCTGGACGCGGTTTCATACCCGTTTACCTATGACCTGGAATCAGATTCGGATATCATTCCTGTTTTTTGGGGAGAAGGGAACGCGAAAACAGAAATTGAAAGGCTGGTGCAATCGTCTTTGGGTTTCTTTTTCATTGCGGCGGATGGAAAGCCGACTTTCCAGGACAGGCATATCTCTGAATCAGGAGCCACGGAGATTGACGGCAGCGATATTGTACGCGATCCAGCAATCAAAATGCCCTGGGAGACCAAGAAAAACAAGATCATCATCCAGGTGCATCCGGTATCCAAGACGGCTGATTCTACGGTGTGGAGCCTACCAGAATCGATTGCGGTTGAGGCCGGCGGAAGCGTGGAGATCTGGGCGGAGTACGTCAACAGCAATGGAGACAAGATCCCGGCATCATCTGTGACAGTGGACAGCTTCACAGCCAACAGCGCCTCGGATGGTTCCGGAACGGATAAGGCATCTGATTTCACTGTGACCCTGACCGCGTTTGCCAAGACTGGAAAATTGGAGATTGACAACGCGGGGGCAGGAACGTCTTATTTGACCGGGTGCGTGTTGAAAGGGACCGCGATCGAACAGCAGGACCCGGTTACCACGCGGAAAGAAAACAGCGATTCCCGGAAACGGCTATTCAGTTTGGACCTGGCATGGCAGCAGAGTTTGAATGTCGGAATCGACCTGGCGGCGTATCTGCTGAAATCGCTGGAAGATCCACTGCTGAACCCGGCAATCCAGATCGAAAATGATCCGACAACACAGTTTGGATTTGAATTGGGTGACTTGATTGAGCTGACGATTACGGACAAGTATATTACTGAAATTATTTTTCGGATCGGCGGGATTGATGGGGAGTGGACGCAACGGGACGGGCAGAAAGTTTTGAGCACGTACTATCTGGAGATGCTTCCGGACGTGCTGACGCAGTATTTTGTGCTGGATTCGTCTCAATTAGACGTAGGAGAGTTGGGGTACTAAATGGCAACCTGGAGCCCAAGAACATTTTCTTTTGAACAAGTGCTGGCAGCCGCGCACATGAATGAAATCCGTGATTTCCTGAACCGGGTCGCGCCGGCAAAAGTTACGGCCAAAGGCGATCTGGTGGTGGGATCGGAAGCCTATAACGTGTCGCGGCTGGGGGTGGGGTCGAACAACCAGGTACTGGTAGCGGACAGCGCGGAAAGCCTGGGCGTGAAATGGGGCACGGTTGGGGGCGCGTGCAGAATAACCAGAGACACAACAGAGTCAATCAGTACTCAAGAGGCGATTGAGTTTGAAACAGAGGATTTTGACACTAATGGTTTCGTTGATCTTGTGTCGGATGCAGACAGGATAACAATTCCAACCGGTATGGCAGGCATTTATCAGGCTACAGTGCACACTAACTGGGCTTTAGACTCAACGACTTATCAGGTTTACATAGTGCGCTATAACTCATCGGATGTCAAACAAGAAGAGTGGCAACAGAAAGTAACCAGTGAAAATCGGCTTGGTTTTACCGCTCCACTTATGAACTGTTCTGTTGGCGATTATATCCGGCTGGAAGTAGCTTGCACTACTACGGAAAATTTATATGATGCAACGATGTCGGTTTGTCTGTTATGCAGGACGTAAGTTCTGCGATTAATTTGATGGAGGTTTAAGATGACTAAAAGTGTGAATGATGAAGTATTGGACGCGGCTCTTGATGAAATTCGAGATAACGCTACACTTGAAATTTTGTGCAGTGCAGCCCCGACTACACGTACTGAGGCCGTTACGACCTACGCGCTTGCGGATATGGCTGTTACATCTACCGATTTCACCAAAGCTGATGGCGATGTGAGCGGCAGAAAAATGACGGTGGCCGCTCAGTCCGATGTGGACGTGGACGCAACCGGCAGCGGAACGCATATCGCGCTTGTGGATGGAACACGGTTGCTGTATGTGACCGAACTGGCATCCGCCGTGAGTGTGACCAGTGGCGGCAAGGTCGATTTGGGCGCGTGGGATATCGAGATTGCTGATCCAACCTAAGAGGTAAGGAAGGATTAGCATGTCTGAAATCACTATTTATATCGTTGCGAATGGTGACGATCAGTATACGAACAATACTGGCATATTCGACAACGAATACACCTATGTTGGGGATTACTCTGATAGTTATTATGATTACCGGAGTATTTGGCGTTTCATAAACGTTGCAATTCCACAAGGTTCAACTATAAATAGTGCTGTGCTTTATGGGTATCGTGGGGCGGTGAATAATACGCCTCCCGAAACTGTTATTTACGGTGAAGCGTCTTCAAACGCGGCACAGGTAACCGATAAAGCAGACGCGGATGGCAGGACAAAAACCACTGCGTCTGTGCAATTCGATCCTGCTACATGGCCGACTGGTGGCTGGCAAACATTCCCGGATATTTCAGATATTATTCAAGAAATTGTGGATAATCCCGCATGGGAAGAAGGCAATGCACTCCAGCTGTTTTGGGAGCATGACGCGGCAGCGGGGTGGAATGGTACGCAGTGCCGGATCAGGGTTTCGGCATACAACTACGAAAATCCGATGTACATCGTCGTGAATTACACTGAAGACCCAATAAAGGCTTTGGTGGAATTTGAAGGCACTGATGGATCGACTACCATCGAGGATGACCACAACGTGTGGACCGCTGCTGGAACCGCGCAGATCGATACGGCCCAGGCGGCGGTAGGATCCGGATCACTGCTGCTGGATGGGGACAGCGATTATATCAGCACGCCGGATCGGGCTGATTGGCGGCTGGATGATGGGGATAGTGCAAATGAGTGGACACTGGAGTTCTGGGTGCGATTCAATGGGGACCCGGGGAGCGATACGCAGATATTCTGCTCTCAGTTAGAAAATGCGAATAACCAATGGCGTTTTCAGCTGCGGGCCGGTGGCACTCTAAACTTCCGCGTAAGAAACTCGGGAACAAACATTGTCGGTGAAACTGCAACGTGGAATCCGGACGGTGATACCTGGTACCATCTGGCGGTATCAAAAGACAGCTCAGGGAAATACCGATTTTATGTTGATGGGAATGAGCTTGGATCTGGAAGTGATTCGAGCGGCATTCCTGATTTTGACGGCCCGCTTTATGTGGGATATGGCAAGGTTGACGCGGGGACAGAAGTTTATCTTGACGGCTGGATAGATGAGTTCAAGATCACCAAAGGCTCAGCTTACACCCATAATTTTACTTTTGTGGATGATGCCAGTCATGGACATACAGCCGATACCCCGACAGCGACAACAGGGGCCAGCACACCCAGCGCAACCGTAGAGGATGCCAGTCATGGGCATTCCACGGACAGTGTTTCCGCTTCTTTCAAACCGGTTGCGGTAGTCAGTGATGCTGCTCATGGTCACAGCGCGGATGCGGTCAACGCGGTTTATGTTGCGCAGGTCAGCCCGGAAGATGCAAGCCACGGGCATTCGGCGGACGCGGTTTCTGCTGCGTTTATTCCGTTCTGTGATATCGAAGATGGTTCTCATGCACACACGGCTGATACGGTTTCGGCGGAATTCAAGCCGGTGGCAGTGGTGGAAGATGCGAGTCATGCCCATGCGGCTGACACGGTTTCTGTGGCGTTTATCCCGTTGTGTGGTGTTGAGGATAGTTCTCACGCACACGCGGCTGATGTGGTTTCAGCGGAGTTCAAACCTGTTACCGTAGTCAGTGATGCTGCTCATGGACACAGCGCGGATTCAGTAAGCGCGGTTTATGTGGCTCAGGCCAGCCCGGAAGACGCAAGCCACGGGCATTCGGCTGACTCAGTTTCTGCGGCGTTTGTGCCTTTTGCAGACATCGAGGATTGTACTCACGCGCATCATGCGGATGATGTGGCCGCAGGGAATCAGGTCATTGTTGAGGATACTGTTCATGGGCATACAGCGGACAGTGTAACGGTCACTTTTATTCCATTCTGCGAAATCGAGGATTGCTCTCACGGGCACGCGGCGGAAAGTCCGGCTGCTACGGTGCCGGGGGCGGCCAGTGTTGAGGACAGCACGCACGCGCATTCGGCTGATTCGGTTGATGTTTCATTCACGCCGTTTGCTGAGGTGGCGGATGGTTCACACGGGCACGCCGCGGATGGTGTGATTGTTTATCACAGTATTGCGGATGCAACGCACGGGCACAGCGCAGATGATCCAGTTGCGGTACCTGAAATTCTGATTGAAAGCTGTTCACATGGGCATACTGCTGATTCTCCGGTGGCCGGTGTGGGGGAAGTGTTTGGACAGCTGGAGATGGAAGTCTTTGCTTATCCGGTTTTGACGATTGAAATATTCCCGCGCTCTGTTTTGAGCGTGGAAGAAACAGCATATCCGCTGCTGGTATGCACTGAGGAGGACTGATGACAACCTGGTATGTTGGTAAAACAATGCGTCTTAAGGGAACGTTCACGGATGATGACGGCACAGCCGTAGATCCTGGGAGTGTGGTGGTTGAGGTAATGGATCCAGAAGGGAATACGGAGGAAACGGCGGCTGAGCGGTCGGACACTGGGGAATATTATCTTGATGTGACTTTTGACGCGCCGGGGTGGTGGCATTGGCGGATGTACTCTGAGGGGACGTATATCACGGCTGAGCAGGGTGCGGTGCATGTGAGCCGGTTGAATGTGAGCTGATGAAGGGTATGGTGATTAGGTTATAGTACGAGTCTCTTCGGTGGCTCTGTTGCATAGGCATAAACTGAGGCAGATAAAAGTGGATGATCCCCTGGACACTTTTATCGATTCGCTCAGCGGTAATGCGGTCCACGAGGCCGCGAAGGACAGTGCGCTTTGTGTTGCGATCTGCAGCACGAAGCGCTTTTGTTATACTGGCTGCCACGTGGGGTAATTCATCGCTTGGTGTACTAAAAGTGATTCGGTTGAGGTGTTCAAGCTGGGTTTGCAGTTCGGTTTTTCGTTTCTCGAGAGATGTCAGTTTGTCTAGCATAGTTTGATTGTGTCCATGCGCGGTGATAGCCTCGACAATCCGGGTGATGCCGCCCTTGACTGTGCCCAGTTCAACGGTGACACGCCGTTTCTCCGCTTCCAGATCCGCGTTTTCGGTTGATTTGCGTTTGGCGTACTCCATTTGGAGCTGCTGGATGTTGTCCGGATCGCTCAGGTAGCCGATCAGTTCGTCCAGTACGGCGGTTTCGATGGTATCACGAGGTATCCGGCGGGCGCTGCAGCCGCGTTTGAGTTTCATGTCGGTGCAGGCGTAGTAATGGTTGGTGATGTTCTTTTTTCGGCTGGTGATGGTATCGCCATTCATCAGGGCGCCGCACTGGGCACAGCGCACGAGTCCGGAGAGGATGTAATCGGATTTGAGTCGGCGCGGGTGGTTTTCTCCCCGCTGGATGCCGGCTTTTGTACTGCGGGCCTGGTTGAGCCGCTGGACGGTTTGGAAGGTTTCTTCTGTAATCATCGGTTTGCAGTAGTCTTTGATGATCTGGTCCCCGTAATGCAGCTCACCGCGGTAGAGTCGGTTTTCAAAAAAGTGTTGGATCCCGCTGTTAGTGGTGTAGAGGTTGCCGGTGGCTGCGCGGATATCGTTGTAGGACGCGCCCTGTTCGCGCATTTTCCAGGCGAGTTTGGCACGTTCCCAGGTTTCGGGATCCGGAACCCAGCGGCTGATGGTGTGGGGCTTTCCGTTGCGGTGGGTGCCGATGTTGACAATTTCCCGTTTGAAGCCGCGCGGGGGTGTGCCGGGCACACCGCCATATTCACTGACGAGATGCCGCAGGCCGCGCTTGACGTCGGTGGAAAGATCATCTAAAAATCTGGCGTTCATCCAGTCAATGGCGGCTTCAAAAAACCTGCCGTCGAGGCCATCGGGCACCTGGTCTTTCATGCTGAGGATTTGATAACCGCGCCGGCGGAGATCGGCTTTGTAGAACTGGGCATCATCGATATCCCGCGCGAACCTGGAGAACTTCCAGATGATAACGCCCTGCTCCTGGCAATCGCTGGAACGGAAATGGCGCATCATGTCCTGGAAGGCCTCGCGGGCTACGGTGGAGGATCCCGGGCGGGCTTCGTCTTTGAAAACGAGGGTGAGGATATAGCCTTTCTGGATGCACCAGGCGCGGATCTCTTTTTCCTGCTGCTCAATGGAAAGATCCTGGTCTTCACCACCTGAATCGCGAAGGTGAGCGGCTACAAATACTCTTGGAGAAAATTGATGCTCAACATTCATTTGATTAAAGCTTAGATTTTAGATAATTGATAAAACTGGTACAAGACAATAGGAAAAACTTTGCATCCTGATTAGTCAGATTTGGTTCCTCATCGAATATTGCATGTCGAATCCCGTTTTCACGATTTGTGTAGCCATATAATTTTAGAAAACCATCTTTGAGGCTTGGATGAAGATCGTGTTTCTTTTCAAGTATTTTAAGTGCATTGCCCAATGTGGTATTAGGATCACCAGTTATGTGTTGTGCCATGCTTTCAACTGCAGAAATGGATTCTTTTATAGAATTACGATAATCTGGTTTTTGCCGATCACTTAATAAT